CCGGCGTAGAGAATATCTTGATAACAACCAAAGTGAAAGAATCAACAATCAGATTGCTGCATTTAAGAGGGGTAAGAATGTCATGGTGACTATTCCTAACCCAAACACGAATGAGACAAACAAACAATTCATTCGTGTTAACGCAAAGGACATTTGGAATTTTAATAATCCTTATATGATGAAACATAATACATCAGAGAGTGTATAAATAATAGTAAAAAGGAATAGATATGTGGAAAGATGCATATTACGATGGTACGGAAAAAGGTATTGATCGCGCTGCACAGATATATTCTGACATAGATTTATTCTTCTGGCCGAAAACGGGTTCAAAAGATATCAGCAAAGTTATTGACGTTACAGCAGTCAAGAGGTCTGTAAGAAACCTGATACTAACCAACCCTTATGAGAAACCCTTTCATCCAGAGATTGGTTCTGGTGTAAGAGGCGTTCTGTTCGAACCTATGACGCCAATTACGGCATATGTTCTAACTATGAAAATTGAAGAGGTGATTGTAAGTTTTGAACCCCGAGCTCGTCTTATTGGAGTAAGAGCTACTCCTAACCTTGATAACAACGCATATGAAGTTACTATTGAGTTTTATGTTGTTAATGCACCCACAGAACTTGTCAGTATGGAAGTTCTATTAGAGAGAGTACGATAATGGCAACAACAAAAAGACTTAGTGTAACAGAGTTTGACTTTGATGAGGTAAAGGATAACCTGAAAGTTTTCATGCGAAATCAAACTGAGTTTAAGGACTATGATTTCGAAGGTTCTGGTCTAAGTGCTCTTCTTGATGTTCTCGCATACAATACTCACTATCTTGGTTTCAATGCGAATATGCTGGCAAATGAGATGTTCCTTGATTCTTCGCAGCTGCGGTCGAGTGTTGTCTCCCATGCAAAGACATTGGGTTACTCCACTCGATCTGCAAGGGCATCCACGGCGGTCCTGAATGTTTATTTAAACACAACCCTTGCAAATGCAACAATACCAGCGGGTACGGTGTTCACTGCCAGCGTTGGTGATGAGTCTTATCAGTTTGTCACTATACAGTCAGTAACCGCTGCAAATATCGGCTCTGTGATTCCATTTAATAATTTAAGTATATATGAAGGAAGTTATGTTTCAACTAGATACACAACTGATACCCAGAATGTTGAGCAGAGATTCCTTATCAACGATAGTCGAGCAGATACAACAACCCTTACAGTAAAGGTTCAAAATTCTTCGTCCGATAGTGTCACGGCGACGTATACTTTGGCGACAGATATTGCTGCTCTGACTTCAACTTCAAATGTTTACTTTCTGCAAGAGGTTGAGGATGGAAAGTTTGAGATATATTTTGGTGATGACATTTTGGGTAGTGCTGTAGAAGACGGAAATATTATCATATTAAACTACGTTGTCACAAACAAAGGTGTTGCCAATGGCGCTTCCACATTTAACAATTCTGCTGCAATTGACACTGTTAACAGTGTCAATGTGGCCACGGTGTCTTCTTCAGTTGGTGGTTCTGAACCAGAAACAATTCAGTCGATTAAGTATAACGCTCCCCTAGACTATGCGTCACAGGGTAGATGTGTCACAACAGAAGATTACAAAACTTATGTCAAACAACTCTTTGCAAACACTCAGACGGTTTCTGTTTGGGGTGGAGAAAATGGTTCCTTTAATTCCTCTACTGGTGTGTCAGATGTTGCAGAGTATGGTAAAGTTTTCATTAGTGTGAAATCGACAACTGGCTTAAATCTGAATGAAGTTCAAAAGGCACAACTTATTACGGACTTAGCTCCATATACTGTTGCGTCAATTTCTCCTGTGGTTGTAGACCCATCGCCACTAAACCTTATACTCAATATTACTTTCAAATATGATTCCAACGCTACAACAAGCAGTAAGGAAGAACTTGAGAGTCTTGTAAGTTCTACTGTCACAAATTATAATGCCAGCGATCTAAAAGTTTTCAACTCTGTGTTTAGACATTCTCAGTTTACAGGTTTGGTCGATAACACTGATTCTGCTATATTGAGCACCACGGCTACTGTATCATTATCTGCTTCTAGTATTCCAAATACGGCCGGGTCATATTCCTTCACAGTTAATTTTGGAAATCCATTATACAATCCACACTCAGGTCACAATGCAGATTCCGGCGGTATTATATCATCAACAGGTTTTTCTATAAGTGGCAACACAAATGTAATGTACTTTGATGATGATGGTGCGGGTAACCTTCGTATTTACTATTTGATCGCCGGTGCTAGAATATATTATACGTCAACTGCCGGCACGGTAAATTATGCAAAGGGTTTGGTATCAGTTAATCCAATTTATATAACTTCAGTTTCAAATGTTGATGACAATGTATCAACGTCTATAAGAATGACTGCAACTCCAAACTCTTATGATATTGTGGGTGAAAGAAATAATATTATTGAGATAGATATTGTTAACACTATTATTACAGGGGATCAGGACACCATCGCTGTTTCTGGTTCTGGTTCTGGTGCTAGCGGATATATTACAAACACATCTTCTACCACGACTTCGAGTTATTAATTATGGCACCTTTTGATATGTCTTGGAACCCAGAGTTAAAAAATAAACTCAGCACTCAAATTGATGGACAACTACCCGACTTCATTGCTGAAGATCATCCAAAGTTTTCTCAGTTTTTAAAATCGTATTATCAATTTCTTGAAGCTGGTGAACTCCAGTTAACAGTAAATATTGATAACATACTTTTGGAAATCGATACTGCGACCAATATTCTGAACGAAGATGGTACTCTGATTGTTACGGAAGTTGGTTCTGGTTCCACAGGTAAGTTTATTGATGGAGAAACAATCACAGGCGGCACATCCTATGCAACCGCAACTGTTCTTGTTGAAGACCTTGGGCATACAACACCAAGGATGTTTATCTCCTCGCAACAGTTATTTGAGACGGGTGAAACTGTAACAGGAGGAACCTCTGGTGCTTCTGGTGTAGTCACAAGATACCGGGCAAACCCTGTTCAAAACATTCAACAATTGTTGGCATATGCTGACATTGACAACACCATCTATGATTTCATTGAAGAGTTTCGTAAATCCTTTATGGAAGGAATTCCCAGTAACCTTGCAACTGGTATCAATAAAAGAAATTTAGAAAAACATATTGGTGAGTTATACCGAAGGAAGGGAACTAAAGAGGCCGCTAAACTCTTTATGAGAATTCTTTTGGATGAGAGTGCTGAGGTATTTTATCCAAACCAATATATGATGAAAATCTCGGCGGGAGACTGGGATAAACCTACAATAATTCGGTGTGAAACTTCCGGTTCTGCTGTTGCAGATGAACTTATCGGGCAATCACTTACTGGACAGGATAGTTTCGCAACCGCGCTTGTTGAAAGTTCATCAATCTTTTCAGCGTCCGGCGGTATATCATATGTAGAGTTTGAACTTTCAAATCTAGTAGGAAACTTTGAGGTTGATGAAATTATTTATGGAGTATCTTCTGTAGAAGATGTCCGATATGAATTTGTCATCAAACAAATAAACTCTGGCGTATCAATTTCGAATGGTGGGGCACTGTATAGTGCTGGAGATACTATTGATCTTGATACTTCTCTAGGTATTGGTAGTGGTGATGTTTCAGCTGAAGTTGGAGCGGTTCTGCCGGGTTCGGTTTCTGGTGTTGCCGTTGATGATGCGGGAATCAATTATGAAATTGGTGACCTTGTAGTATTTATTGATAATGGTGCTGAGTCGGGATTGGTTGTACCGGCATTGGGTGAAGTTACGGTTATTAATGGTAACCTTGCTGGTGAATCTGGCCTTATTTCTAATTATGAAGAGGATGCGGGTATCAATGGTGAGGGAACTGATTCTGGTATTATTTTACAGGAATCTGGTACGACTGCTTCTGTGAAACAATTTAATGTTGCTCTTGAAGTTGGTACAATATTAGGTGAAGAGCCTTATGCAGTATATGGTACGTCCACATTATATAGTGATGCCGTTGGTTATTACTATCCAATTTATCTAACAAAATACGCAGCAGAAGGTGCCACGATTGTTAAGGCAAAGGCTTCCGTTGCCGCGGCTACATCTGCTTCAACAACAATTACATTGGATGGAAACATCGGTACTATTGCAGTCGGTATGAGACTCAGAGGAAGTAGTATCAGTGAAGATGCTATAGTGACGGTTACTGTTGTTACAAGTCAAACATCAATAACGATATCGAGCAAACAGACACTTCCAGATAACGAAGTGCTGGTATTTGCATCTCCACCAACAGCAATAAGAAATTATGTCTTCCAAGAATATCCAGGCATAATTTTCTATTCTCCTGTAGCAACGACGGCTACAGCGCAGTCAACATATAGTACAACAACGTATACCCTTTATGGTGGCAACTTTAATCATCGTTCAGATCAACTTTATGGTGAGTCTGGTAATGCTGCTTCTTATACGGGGACCATCAATACTGAGTCGGTGCTTGGTGATAGGTTAGAAACGGAGTCGGCGGTAAACGCAATCTCTATAGATAACAATCGTTATGCCGATGAAGGATTTATATTAGAATCTGGTGATGGTGATATTAGAAAAATATTTGTAACTAATGGGGGTGAAGGGTATTCAAAATTACCTAGTGCATCTGTTAGAAGTGAATTTGGCTCTGGTGCAAAGGTTCTTGCAACTACTACAGATATCGGTCGAGTAGAATCCATAAAGATTTCGAATCCAGGCTTTGATTATAGTGAGGCGCCAAGTTTAGA